AGGTAGTCCGCTTGTTTCTGTAACTAATCGACCTTTAGTATCAAATAATATATGGAAGGATAGTATGTTCGCTTCCTGTGCTTTCATTTTATATCTCCGCAAATGAAACTTTGTCTTGCTTTCCTCTAAGTCCTGCTTTCATATAAGCAGTTGCTCGCCCCTCAAAAAAGTTTTGGTGCTCAACGCCAAGTACTTCATCTAACCACGGAAGAGGGTTATCTTTCTGATCAAAGTTTGTTTTTAATCCAAGTTGTAATAACCTTCTATCAGCTATGTATCTGTTGTAAGCATACATATCTTTCTTTGTAAGTCCTTGCATATCTCCTAGTTCAAATACTAGGTCAAGAAACTTATCTTCTAATTCAACCATTTCTCTACAAATATTGTAAAGTTCTTTTTTAAAATCATCAGTCCATATATCAATGTTTTCTTGTATGAACTCTCTGAATAGTTTAGTCATAGCTTCTACATGAAGTGACTCGTCACGTATAGAATACGTTACAATCTGCCCCATCCCTTTCATCCTGCCAAACCTTGGGAAGTTTAACAAGATTGCAAAGCTGCTAAATAATTGTAGACCTTCTGTAAATCCTGAATATACTGCTAGTGTTTTAGCAATAGCCTTCTTGTCTCTACGAGTAGGTTTAAAATCTTTTATGTAATCATGCTTGTCTGCCATTTCTTCATACTCAGCAAAAGCTTTATATTCTGTTTCCGGCATACCAACTGTATCTAGTAATAAACTATACGCATGTTGATGTATAGATTCCATGTTTGCAAATGAACACATCATCATTCTTGCTTCAGGCTTTTTAAATATACGCATATATTTATCAATATATCCTGATCCAACATCTACATCTGATTGTGTAAACAATCTAAAGATTTGTGTTAATAGATTCTTTTCTTCGTCTGTTAGTTCTTGCCAGTCCTTTACATCTGTATGTAATGGTACAGACTCTGGCAACCAATGCATCTGGTTCTGTTCAACGTACTTGTCAAACATCCACGGATGGTCAAATGGTTTATAATATTCTCTGTTATTCAGTAGACTCATTCCTTTTCTCCACGTGTCTGGCATACTCTTGTAGTAGCCATTTGTTATATTGTTTTATATATTCTTCTTTATTTAGTGTTTCTGAACCAAAAGAAGAATGTTCGTCACAGTAGTCTAGCCACATTCTACTGCAAAAATTATAGAAAGTATCAGACATTAAAACTCTTTAAGTAGTAAGTCTAATTTTTCTTGAGCAGATGCCATCTTATCTAATAGTAAGTCCATAGACTCAATAATGTGTGGATGTTCTGCAACTCCCATACCTAATGAAAAGTATGTATCAAGTTCTGATTTAGCAATAGCTATTTCAGCTTCATACTTTTTTTTAAGTGCATCAAATCTTCCTTCGTACATGTTATCAAATTTATCTTCCATAGTTATCCTTCACAACTTAAACATTCTACATCTTCAAGCTTGACTCGTTGTATTTTGACATTAACATTCTCAGCACTACGAGCAGCATCTGATCTAAAATAATATAATGATTTTAATTTATTCATAGCATACCAATGTACATCATTGACATACTGTAAGTATTCATCATGTACAGTTTGAGACTCGGTAGCTTTAGGCATAGTAAAAAATAAATTTACACTTTGACTTTGACAGACATACTCTTGTCTCATATGTGCATGTTCTACTATATAGATTTGATTAATCTCTGTAGCAGTTTTAAATATTTCTTTTTCTTCATCAGAGAGGACATCTATATCTTGTACCGAGCCATTAGCTATAGCCATCTCTTTCCAGATTTGCTCTCTCGTGTCCATACTCAAGCCTTTTTTCTTGAGAAGTTTTTCTAAATATTTATTCCTAACTTGGTAAGAACCGGATAAAGTTTTGTGCGTATATACGTTAGCACGATATGGTTCAATACTAGGGGAAGTACCACCACATATAATACTACTACTGGCATTAGGAGCAATAGCCAAAAGATGAGCGTTACGCTTATTGCTACCATGTATATCAGGAGCTTCCCCACGTTCATGAGCCAATCTTTTAGTCGATTCCATAGATCGTTCTTTGATGTGGGAGAAGGCGACATTATTGATACTAGTAGATCGTAACCCATGGAAAGGTAGTCCTTTACTTTGGAGTAAAGCATGAAAGCCCATCGCTCCAAGACCCACCGACCTTTCTCTATACGCTGAATAAGCAGCTTTAAGTAGTCCTTCTTTTTCTTCTCTAACATATTTTTTAAACCTCTCAAAATTTGCACTATATCCACCAAGTCTACTGGTGTCTACAATAGCTTCTATAAAGTGTTCAAGAACATTATCTAACATGGTAATTAGATCATCAATAAACTGTTCGTTCTTTTTCCACTTGTCAAAGTGTTCTAAATTTACACTCGATAAACAACATACTGCGGTACGTTCTTCGTTTGTTGCTAAGACAATCTCGGAACATAAATTACTTTGATTAACTCGTAGTCCTAAATCCTTCTGTTGTTTTGGTAAGTGTTCATTACAAGTGTCAATGTTAATCATGTAAGGTTCGCCAGTTTCGGCTCTTGCGTTTAACATCTGCCACCATAAATCTCTAGCATTTAGAATCTTAACTGCTTCACCACTTTTAGGATCAATCAGTCTCCACTCTTCATCATTCTTAACTGCTTCTAAGAATTCGTTGGTAAGATTAATAGCATTGTGTATATTCAAACACTTTCTATTTATATCTCCACCAGATTCTTTTCTCATGTTTATAAACTCTTCTACTTCTGGATGTGATATATCCATATACGCAGCATAAGAACCACGCCTTGTTACGCCTTGATTAAACGCAAGCATTTGCGAATCTACGACATGCATGAATGGGATTGATCCAGTAGAACGAGAATGGTTAGAAGTACCAATACCATTGCTTCTAACACTTCCCCAATATCCACCGATGCCTCCACCTGAACTCGCGAGCCAAATGTTTTCATCATAATGATCAGATAACCCACGCCTACTGTCAGGTACGTAGTTGAGAAAGCAGCTAATAGGTAAGCCACGAGTCGTTCCTCCGTTAGAAAGTATAGGAGTACTAAACATAAACCATAGATTGGAACTGTACTCATAAAGTCTCTGTGCAAGATCGAAGTCAGTTTCACCTTTATAAGTAGCACCAAAAACACTAGCCCTTGCAAAAGCTTCTTGAGCATGAGTTTCTTCCTCCCAAAAATATCTATCCTTTAATGTATCTAAACTAAACTTATCAAGTTTCTTTTCTTTATCATAATCTATGACAATTCCTAAGTAAGGCTTCTTGCCTATCTTATCTTCAATCATTCTCTATCTCCCCTTGATTTAGATATAAAGCAATCAGAGCGTAGTGAATAATTTTAAGTAAATCTTTTTCTGACTTACCATCTTTCTTTCCATATCTCATGGCATATTTCATAATGTTTCCGAGACAGAAACCTTCTCCATGTCCTGCATCAATAATCATATCCGTTGCTTGATACTTTGAATTAGCGTAGTGTTGATTATAAGTATTATCTACATATTGTTTGACAGCATGTATATTTATGTGTTCGTTAAATTTATATTCCATATTTTTCCTTAATGTATTATGTCTTCGTTAGATATGCCTGTCAATCTTCTATGTTGTTCTGCTTCAACCAACAGTTTTAATTTATCAATTACGTCAGACTCAATATCTTGAATATGATTACCTGCAAAAATCCAACTTCCTACAACCATTACCAAATCACTAAGATCAATGTCCTCTAAGTTCCATGTGATAGTCGAATCTTTATATTCAGGCACGTTCTAACTCCTGAACTTTAACTTCTGTAATATCTTTGCCAGTTGATTTGACAACTTTCTTAATGCCTTTAATAAACCATCGTAAAGTGTACGCAGAAACTCTGAGATGCCTATTAGCATAAATATGAGTTTGATCCGGCAAATATTCTTCCAAGTTATTAATTTGAACTTTATCTTTTTCATCATCAGGTACTACACTCCTTAACCAATCAAGCATTAACTGCTTTGCGTGTCGTCTTACGAGCTTTTCTTTTTTTGAATTCATGTGTAATTTCCTCTACTTTAGGTTCTTTAACTACTTGTGTTAAATAGGAAAGACCTTTCGCATATTTAAATACTCGAAGACCTTTACCATTGTTTGAATCTTTATGACATTCCACTTTATGCCTACAGAAAAAACATCCTCTAGGTAGCTTCATGTTACCTGATTGTCCGTCAGGGATAGGTTGATAGCAAAGTTCAGGCGGTGCTGACTTGCGTAAAGATTTCTTGACTGTATTTATTTTACTCTCTATGTTGGGTTTGTCAAGTTCTTCTGGAATATAAAGTGCAAGTTCTCCATTTTCTTTGTTCATTGCTAAGAATCCACCTTCGGAAGTACCATGACCTGCCTCATATCCGGCAAGTTGAGCGAGGTATCCGAAGGTATCATCTTGAGCTAATGTTCCATCCTTGAACTTCTTAAAGGCATAACCTGATGCAGTCTTAACGTCCACTACTTCACCATCGATAACACAGTCCATGTGTCCTTCAATACCTTTTACTTTTACATTCTTCTGTTCATGTTCTACATTGTGTCCTGCTAGTCTAACTAATAATAAGACTACCTCTTCTAACATATGACCATAAAGAAACTTAACAAAGGTGCTAGGAGTGATAGAGTTCTCTTGTGGTTCAGCTTTCATGTCATACCATAGTTGCCTATTAGGTCTACCAATGTTTGACATACGTAATGTTCCTTCTGATCTTTCAGTAGGTGTAGACCAATGACGTAAGACTTCTTTCATGTCTTCACCAAACTTATCGATAACTTCGTCAGATAGGTTAAGTGATTTACCCTCGCCAAGTACAGAAAGTTTTTTGTAGATATCATCTACTAAGGTATTTAATTTTTTCTTTCTCATGTCTTATGTTTTACCCAACTTAATTGTCTAGTATCAGGATTAAAACTTAAAAATTTTACACCTAATTTTTTTTGTTCTTCAGTTCTACTTCCACCACTTACATTAACATATTTATTTTTTCTACGTTTATCTTGTTTTGCAGTTTTAACGTCAATTAAAATAATAGTACCATCTTTATCAACAGCTATCATATCAATTAATCCAGAACATCCTGAGTTTTGAAACACTTCATATCCTTTATCCCACAACCAAGTGACTGCATAATATTCTGCAAAGTCTCCTTTTCTTTTAGTATCTTTAATGTGTTTCACTCCAGTTCTCCCCTATCTTGTATTCTCCGTCCATTGGGCAGCGAAGATTATAATACTCTCCGGCTTTAATAATACAGTTGACTGCTAACTCTCCTACAAAGTCTGCTAGGTCTTCTCTAACTTCCATCTGCCATTCGTCATGAATGTTAGCTACAAACTTCGCATCAAGTGTATTTAGTTTTATTACTGAGTCTAACATAACTAATCCACGTTTCATAACAATAGCTCCTCCACCTTGTAATAAAGTATTGAGAGCCGCATGTTGTGTACGAATTAAAAGTTTTCTTCCATCTAATCCTTTGAGGTAATTTTTTGCTGATGCTCTTTGAACTTTATCTCTAAGAGATTTAAATGATGGGTTACTATCAAAGAACTGTTCTCTAAGTCGCTTGCCATCTTTTTGGTTTCCTCCAACCACTCTTCCAAGTTTTGCATCTCCTGCTCCGTATATGAGGGCATAGATGAAAGTCTTTGCCTGATCTCTAGATTCAAGTCCTGCAGATTTCTGATTAAGGGTGTGTATATCTCCGTCAATGATTTCATTTATAAACTCCTCGTCTTGCATGTAGTGAGCAAGCATTCTTAATTCTAAACTAGAAGCATCAATACCTACTAATTTATATCCTTCTTCAACTGTCCAACAGGCTCTACATTCAGCACCGAAAGGGCTATGAATGTTAGGTACTTGTGCCATGTTAGGATTTCTATGACTCATTCTTCCGGTAATCGTACCATTAGGAATAACAAAACCATGCACTCTTCCATCCTCATCTAATGCTGATATCCAAGAGTCTACTTGTGCTATACGTTTTTGATACAATAAATAATCAGCAATAAGTTTTGCTTGAGGTATAGAATCAATACGAGCTAATGTAGTTTCATCAACTATAGGTTGACCAGTTGGAGTAAACTTCTTTGGCTTCCAACCAAACTCAATTAAATATTCTCCTATTTGTTTTCGTGATCCAAGATTAAAGTCTTGTAGCTTACGTCTTGTAAAAGGGGTGATGTCGTTGGTGGGGGATCTTTCTTCAAACTCTTCAGGAGTCAGTCCTTGTTTAGATAGTGTTCCGTCTTTCTTTAGTTTAGGTTGAACTTCTTTTAGATCAATCATCTTAGGTTTAAACACTTCATGTACTTCATCTTCTGCCTTCTGCATTAGTTGTCGTAGTTCCGCAAGTAACATGTCAGCATGTTTAGAATCAAACTTAAACCCATTAAGTTCTTGTTCTTTAATAACTAAGGCTACTGCTTGTTCTAGAGAAACACATTCTTTAGCAAAGCCTTTACCTTCATTACGCAGGTGTTGAAAGAGGACAGTATTTAGTTGGACATCACGAACACAATAGTCCATCATTTCTTTTGAATAGTTGAGGTAGTCTTCAAACTCTATCTTTCTAAAGCCTAAACGAAACCCCCACTTCTCTAAACTATGTCCTCCTTCACGAACCGGATTGAATAGTCTTGACATAACCAATGTATCTACAACTGGTTTGTGAGAAAGTTTTATATTACCAAACTTCTCTACCATAGGTATATCAAAACCTATAATGTTATGACCAATAAGTTTATCTGCTTTCTCAAGTAAGGCATAGCCTTCCTCAAGTTGATCAGGATTATACTTATATAGTGTTCCAGTCTCAGGGTCTTGAGCAACTAAACAATGTATCTTAGTCGCTTTAAGATCATCAGTCTCTATGTCAAAAACTAAATCCATATTATAACTCTAGTAATTCATCTGCATCATCTTCAAATTGATCTTTAGGAACTTCTCTCAGTCTACCTGTTTCTCTATCATAGAGCAAGTGACTTGCTAATCCAACATCCCCTGTGTATCTAGATTTTAAGACACGCATTTTAGTTGTATTAGATTCCTCAATATCATCTGATTGTTGATTCCTTTCAAGAGCAATAACACAGTCGGACAGTTGAGCAATACTCTGTGAACCTCTCAAGTGTGAGAGAGACACTTCAATACCATTCTCATGTCCTTTGTTTCCATCCACTCTTCGTAGATGTGATACTAAGATTAAGCCTGCTCCTGTCTCTTCAACTATACTTCTCAGTCTAGTCATGATGTTGTCGATTGCTCTACGTTCATCACCTTCGGATAAAGCAGACACTAACATATGTAAGTGATCTACCACTACCCATTTACAGTCACAGGCTACAATCATAAAACGAATCTTATTAAATATTTCATCAATACTATTCGTTCCAAAATGAGCATGTATCCATACTCTATTTTTATTATCTCCATCATAAAGAATGTCAAAGAATTTATCCAACTCTTCTTGCGAAAAGTTTTCTCGTTCTTGATCTATATACAATCGAGCATTAGCTTCGATAGATAAGATACCATCAACTGTTCTTCTCCAGTCTTCTTCAAGAGCAATAACTCCTACGTTATCCGTAGTTTCTTTAATAAGCCAATGTTCTAGTTCTCTAGTCACAGAAGACTTACCAAGTCCCGTACCTCCAGTAAGTGTTACCAACTCTCCGGCACGTAATCCATATAGCTTGTCGTTTAAACCTTGCCAAGGATAAGCAATACTTTCTTTCTGTACTCTATCAAAAAAGTCTTGCCTTGATTCGGATACATTGATAACACCACTAGGAGTATAAACTTTTGCTGACCACCAAGCTTCAACAAATTCTTTATGTTTGTTCTGACGAAGCATGTCGTTAGCATCTTTGAATCCACTAGGTAGTGTCATGATCTTAGCTTTACTAGGTTGGAAAAGCATTGCTACTTTCTTAGCCGCTTCCTGTCCTTGTTTATCACTATCAAAACAGATCACAACATTCTCAAAGCTTTCAAGAAATTCTAAACTTTCTTTTACATCTTTGACTGCACCTGATGAACCTCTCTTTATTGAAACTGCTGCCCACTTACTACCCATCAATTCGTAGCAAGCCATTGCATCACATTCACCTTCAACTAGGGTAATTGACTTACCTCCAGTCTGAAAAATCTGTTCTCCAAACAATCCAGTACCTTCAAAACTGCCTTGAACTGAGAAATTCTTATCTCGAACATAGCGTACTTTCGTAGCAGATAGCTCATGTTTGTTGAAATATGGATACAAATGCTGAACAATCTCTCCATTGCTAGATAGGATAGATTTCACTCCATATTTACGAGCAGTTGCCTCCGATATTCTTCGATCAGTTAATGCTACGTAGTCGCCACCATTTGGATTGACTGGTGGTGTCTCTTTTTTCTGTGTCACTTCCTCTCCTGTTATCGCTTGATTATAGTTTAGAAAATAAGTTTCGCAACTAAAACATTTTGCTGATCCATCTTCATTCAAAGATACAGGGTCGCTCCCTCCACAAGAAGGGCAAGATAATTTGTGTTTGATAAATGCCATATTGATTCCCTCACGTTATTATTTAAAAGTATATAGCTAGGTAGTGCATGGCGGTTTAGCACTTATTTACTTTCATCCTTAACCTACTTCGTCACCCTGTATAAAACAGTACAGACTTCAGGATTTTATAAAGGCTCGCTCCCACCTAGCTACATTTGATAGTTTTTTGTGGAGGTCTATCAACCTGC